CACCACCGCAGGCACCCTGATTCCGAACATCACGTTTTCCGCAGCGCCCGGCGAGGGCAACAACCTCGCCAACTCCTTCTTCAAGCTGCGCAAGATCGGCTCCAACAGCAACGTCAGCCAGGGCAACTGGGCTTAAGCCATGCTGGGTCATAATCCACTCGCGGCGGGCGGGCTGGGCTATGAAACCGCCGCCGCCCCCACCATCATCAGCGCGTTGCTGGCCGCTACGGAGGCGCGCGACACCGCGTCCGTGACGGGCTCGGTGGCCTGGAATGCAATTCTCGCCACCACGGAGACCAGGGACACCGCAGCCTTCAGCGGCAACGTCGCCTGGCAGGCCACGCTGGCGGCGACGGAAACCGCAGATACCGCCTCGCTCACCGGCAGCGTGGCGTGGAATGCAACGCTCGCCGCCACCGAAACCAAAGATGTCGCCGCGCTCAACGCTATCGTGGCGTGGAATGCGACCCTCGCCGTCACTGAAGCGGCGGACGTCGCCGCGATCACCGGCGGCATCGTGGCAACTGGCACGCTGGCCGCCACCGAAACAAAAGATGTTGCGGCCTTGGTTGGCGGCATCGTCGCAACGGGAACGCTTAGCGTTACCGAAGCAGCCGACAGCGCGGCGATCTCGGGCCTGATCGGTTCCGGCGTCGGCGGCGCGCTTGCCGCAACCGAAACGCCCGACGTCGCGGCGATTGCAGGCAACCTCGGGGCGGTGCCGGTCACCGGCACGCTGGCGGCCACGGAAGCGGCGGACGTCGCGGCGTTGGCAGGTAACCTCTCGGGCGCGTCGGTCACCGGCATTCTCGCCGCGCTGGAGGGCGCGGACGCAGCCGCCTTTGCGGGAACGGTGCCCGCCAGCGGCGTCAGCGGCGTACTGATCAGCTTTGAAATACCGGATTGGGCGGCGGTCCGGATCAGGGTCAGCGACGCCAATGCGCCGCCGCCGCGCAGGGATACGCCATCGCGGACGGATTACGACTGGTTCGATCACGACCCGATGCCGAAACAATGGAGCAGGCGTTGAAAATCACCCTCTGTCCGATCTGCAGGCAGCCGCTGCCGCATAGCCACAAGGCCACCGAAGCGCGCGAGCGATTGCGCAAGTCGGCATCGACCAGGGTCAGGGTATCGTTGCCCCGGCAAAGAAAGCGTCAGAGCCGTTGACTCGCCGAGTCATAATTCGTGATAATTACGAACCTGTTTTTAGTTTGACGAAAAATTACGACAGGCGTTTGATTGCCGCGCTTCCCGCGTCATGCCGTAGCGGGCCATATCCAGCGCGGGGAGTGGCGACGAGATCAGAACCGCCGCCAGCCGGGCCGTGACACCTTGGAAAGCGCGCGGCCCGGCGCTTAAGGCAATTCTCTTGAGAGCTCCTGGCTCCAGCCGCGTCATCCATTGAGCGCGGGTGAACCTCGAGGTGAGGGCGGTATGGCCCCCATGCTGCCCTCACAGCAATTCGGACACGCGATATCGCGATATAGAGGGTCGAATGGCGAGGCGCTGCCTGAACTGCAACCGGGTTTTACGCCTGCTGGTGCGGGCCAGGGGATCGAGCGCCCCGCGTTTCGGCAATCCGGCGCTTTGCTGGCATTGCGGCATCTGGCTGATCCTCGACGACACCAGGACCGGCACCCGCGAAGCGAGCCTTGCGGAGTTTTACGCCATCGAGGCCAATCCCGCCTCGCAACAAGCGCTCCAGGCATGGAGGCTTTTGCGTGCTGGATGATTTCGAGGCGCGGATGGAGGCCCGCGACCTGATCCGCAAGGGCTTTGCACGGCTCGATCCGCGCGAACAGGAAATCGTTACCGCCGTAACCTTGCACGGCGTGCCAAACCGGATACTCAGCGCGGAATTCAATATCTCGCGCGGGCGCGTCAACCAGATCACCGACAAGGCGCTGCGCAAGATCAGAACCCATCTTGTGGCCAAGCATCACGTCGCGTTCAACGAACCCTATTGGCAGAAGGGCAAATATTTTCTGCCGCATTACTATTTGCAGGCCGAACGCGAAGCCTGGGACCAGCAGCGCCGGGCCCTTGCAGCCAAGTTCAACGGCGATGCGCGCCGTAGCCCCGAAGTCGATCTGGTCAACGTCGAGGCGATCAATGCCCGCATCGTCGAACTGGTCCAGCATATTCCGCAAGCCCCCGGACCCGATCCGGCTTTCGAGCCAACCCCGCTCGATCTCGGCAACACCTTCATCTTGAAATAGGAAGCTCGATGCTCTCGGCGGAAAAGGCGGCGGCGGAAATTCTTCGCCGCAAGCAAATCCGTGGCCAGATGGGCAAATGGTGCGAGCATGCTGGCTATGCCCCGGCCAAGCACCACCGGCTGCTGATCGAGCATCTGGAAAAAGTGTTTCGCGGCGAGATCGATCGGCTGGCGGTGTTCATGCCGCCGGGCAGCGCGAAAAGCACTTACGCCAGCATTCTGTTTCCGCCGTGGGTGCTGGCCAACGATCCGCAGGCGCTGTTTCTGGCGGCTTCCCACACCACGGAACTCGCGGAGCGCTGGGGCAGGAGGGTGCGCAACCTGATCGCGGAGAATGCCCCGATCCTGAAAATCGCGCTGTCGGAAGATAACCAGGCCGCCGGACGCTGGGGCTTGCAGGAGGGCGGCGAGTACATGGCCGCCGGTGCCAATGTCGGCATCGCCGGTTTCCGCGCCAAATACGGCCTGATCGACGATCCCATAAGATCGCGGCAGGATGCCGACAGTCTCTTGGTGCGCGACCGCATCTGGGATTGGTATCTCAACGACTTCCGGCCCCGGCTGGTGCCGGGCGCACGCCAGGTTTTGATCCAGTGCATGACCGGCGACACATCGGTTCTTATGAGTGATGGCCGTGAGCGCCCACTGCGAGACATCCGCGTCGGCGACGTGGTGGCGACTTACAGCAACGGCGAATTACTCACGTCAACCGTCCGCAATTGGATCAGCAACGGTTTTGATCGTGTCCTCATGATCAGGATGGCCTCTGGGACCGTCGTCAAGGCAAACGCGAGGCACCCGTTTCTGGTTTGCGAGAGTGGAGTGTTAAAATGGATCAGAACGCAAGCCTTACAGCCGGGCCACGCAATCTTCCGGGTCAATGGGGAAAGTGGAAGGGCAAAACTTGCGCAAGTGAAGGTTGTGAAAAACCAGCCATCTGCCGGGGCTACTGCAATACGCACTACAATAAAAAGCGATGGGCGGATGGGGTTCGTCCAGCTTCCTGCAATCCTGTCTCGCGCCGCAACGCGCATCTTAAGCATCGCTATGGGATCACTGACGCGGTGTATGCGCGCCTGCTTGCCGAACAGGATGGCAAATGTGCTGTCTGTCGGCAGCTACCGGGGCGCAATGTTCGCGCACACTGGGGCGGCAAGCTCTGCATCGATCATTGCCACGACACGGGCCAGGTCAGAGGACTGCTTTGCAACGACTGCAACCTTATCGTTGGGTATGCCAAAACCGAGTTGGTTGCCCAACTCGCAGCAAATTACCTCAGACTTCACGCTGGATCGGGTGGCCGAGATAATAGCGGGGGATATTGAGGAAGTTTTCGACATCCAGATCGATCAGACCGAAAACTTCATCGCAAACGGTTTGGTGAGCCATAACACACGCTGGCACGAAGACGATCTGGCCGGACGATGCCTCAATCACCAGCCGTGGACGGTGTTGTCGCTGCCCGCCTTCGCCAAACCGGAAGATGCGCTGGGACGGGCCGTCGATCAGCCGCTGTGGGCAGATGACGATTATGGTTACGGCGACCAACTCGTCAGCTTGCGCGACACTACGCCGCCCCGGATTTGGAGCGCGCTTTATCAACAGTCTCCCGCCCCTGACGAGGGCGACTACTTCAGGGAAGAATGGCTGAAAGCCAGGGATATCGTCCCCTCCCACAAGACGCTGCGGGTCTACGGCGGCTCCGACTATGCGGTGACCAAAGACGGCGGCGACTATACCTGTCACGTCGTCGTCGGCATCGACCATCTCAACAATATGTATCTGCTGGACATCTGGCGCGGCCAGAAATCGCCCGACGTCTGGATCGACGCCTTCTGCGACCTCGTCATCAAGTACAGGCCGCTGGCCTGGGCCGAAGAAGGCGGCCAGATCAAGGCCTCGATCGGCCCGTTCCTGGAAAAGCGGATGCGGGCCCGGCGCTGCTACGTCAACCGCGAGCAGTTCCCGACCCGGGGCGACAAGGCGGTGCGGGCGAGAAGCATCCAGGGCCGCATGGCGCTCGACGGCATCTATTACCAAAAGACCGCGAACTGGGTCGCGGATTTCCTGGCAGAAATATTGAATTTCCCGGCCTCCAAGCACGACGACCAGGTCGATGCGCTCGGCCTCGTCGGCCAGTTGCTCGACCAGATGGTGATCGGGATCAAAGGCAAGGTGCCCACCATGAAACTGAAAGAGGACGGCTACCGGCATGAACGCAAAACCGACACCATCGATTACATGACGTTGTGAGGACGACTTGAACGATATCGACAGCCCCGACGTTCAAAGCGACGACGGCTATTCCTCGACCGAAGATCAGTCCTCGCTGATCAAGCGGCGGCGCGAGTTCGAGGACTATGCCACCGCCAAGGCCCGCGAGATCGACGAACAGCGCTTGGCCTGGCGCTACTACCATGTCGACCAATGGTCGCGCGAGCAGATCAAGACCCTGAAGAAGCGGCACCAGCCGGTGATCACCTTCGACCGCACCGCGCGCAAGATCGACAGTCTCGGCGGCACCATCCGCCGCCTGCGCACCGACCCGAAATGCTATCCCAACACGCCTAACGGCGAAGCCGGTGCGGAGGTCGCAACCCAGGTGATCCGCACCATCTGCGATGCGAGTTTTTCCGAAGATATCGAGGTCGAGGTGTGCAAGGACGCGCTGATCCACGGCATCGGCGTTGACGAACTGGTGCTGACGGAAGGCGACAAGGGCGATCCCGATTTGCGTTTCGAGTATGTCGATCCCCGCACCTTCTTCTACCAGCCGCGCTCGATGCGCTACAATTTCCAGGATGCGCGCTGGCATGGCGTCTACAAATGGGCCGACATCGACGAACTCGACGAGCTCAAGCCGGGCGCGTCCGACGACGTCCGTTCCAACCTCGACAATGACGGCGGCTTCTGGACCGCGTTCGACACCGACCGCGAAGCAATGTGGGTCAATTCGCGGCACCGCGTCCGCCTGATCGATCACTGGTACAAGCTGGAGGGCGAATGGCACTGGTGCCTGCACACCGGCCATGTCGAGATCATGTCGGGACCGTCCCCGTTCCGCAACGAGCGCGGCATGTCGATCTCGAAATTCTCGGCCTTTGCCGCCATGATCGATATCGACGGCGACCATTACGGCCTGATCCGCCGCCTGCGCGGGCCGCAAGACGCCATGAACCAGCATCGCTCCAAGGCGATGCACCTGATGAACACCCGCCAACTCAAGATCAAGGAAGGCAGTGTCGACGACGTCGAAGTCGCCCGCCGCGAAGCCTCTCGACCCGATGGCACGCTGGTTTATCGCGGCGACAAGAACGATCTGGAAATTCTGACCCCCGACCAGGAGTTCCTGCAGCAGACCTCCTATTACAAGGACGCCAAGGACGAGATCGACACTTTCGGGCCCAACCAGCAACTGATCCAGCAGTTCGGCCAGAACGTCTCCGGGCGCGCCGCCAACCTGTTGCAGCAGGCGGGGCTCGCCGAACTCGGTCCGTTCCTGAAAAACTACCGAATGTGGAAGTTGCAGCGCTACCGCAAGGCATGGGTGGCCGCGCAGACCTATTTCACGGCGGAACGCTTCCTGCGCGTCACCGACGACGCGGGCACCGCCCAGTTCATCCAGATCAACGGCATGGGGCTCGATGCCTACAACGTCCCGGTGCTGGTCAATCATCTCGGCAATATCGACGTCGAAATCCGGGTGGACGAAGGCCCCGACACCGAAACCGTGATGGGTGCGATGTTCGACCTGTTGATTGCACTCAGCCAGAACAACGTCCCGGTGCCGCCCGCCATGATCATCGAGGCGTCCGGCCTGCCCTTGAGCGAAAAGAAGAAGCTGCTGGCGATGATGAACCAGCCCGACCCGATGAAGCAGGCCGCGCAGCAACTCACCCTGCAGACCGCGCAAGCCGATATCGCAAAGAAGCAGGCCGAAGCCCAGAAGCTCAGTGCCGATGCGGGCAAGGCGCAGAGCGCAGGCATTCTCAACATTGCCAAGGCGCGGGCCGAAGGTATGCCCAACGCCGCGCAGCCGCCGCCGTCACCGCTCGACGTCGCGGAGAGGATCGCCAATATCCGCGAAACCGACGCCACCGCACTTCACAAGACCGCGTCAGCCAACGCGCTCGACCACAAGGCGCTGATGGCTCCCTTAGCGCTGTTGGCCGACCATGCCCAGCGTCACGCCGACCGCATGACCGACAGTGCGCACAAGAACGCCGACCGCCTGATGCAAAGCCAGCCTCCGTTGTCAGGCGAATAGTCTCGTCCGTGGCGAACGACATCGCCATCACGTCCGCAAACCCGAAACGTTTGCCCTCCTTGGTGTTTCAGGGGTGTTGAAACATCTGCGCCCGCCGTGCGCGAAAGCGCGGCTTCGTGGCCGGATACGAAAATTCCGGGGAGACTTTCGATGAGCGATATTACGATAGGACAAGACGTAGCCTCCGACGACGAACTGTTCCGGGAAGCCACCACAACGCTGGAACGGTTTGAAAATCCTGAACTGCCGAAAGAGCCGAAAGAACCACCGGTCGAAAAACCGGCGGTGCAAGCGGAAAAACCAACGGACAAGCCGCCCGAACCGGTCGAGAAACCGGAAGATCGGGAGGCTATTCCGGCATGGCGGTTGCGCGAGCAAAGAGAAGCGCGGCAACGGGCGGAACAGGAACGCGACGAGTTACGCATGCGGCTGATGGCGTTTGAACGGCAGCAACAAGCCCCCAAAACGCCAGCCCCCGCGCCCGACCTGTTTGAAAACCCGCAAGCCTTTATCCAGCAGCAATTCGAGCCGTTCTTCCGGAAGGTCCGCGAGGACCAGCAGCGCGACCGCGAAACTATGAGCCAGAATTTCGCGATCCTGCAGCACGGCGCGGAAACCGTCAGCGCGGCAAAAGCAGCACTGGAGCAGGGCATTCGGGCAGGCGATCCGACCGTGAAAGCGGTGCTCGACTCGGCCGTGGCCAGTGCCGATCCCTATGGTGTCATCACGCGATGGCATCGGGAACGGCAGGCGGTCGCGGCAACAGGCGGCGATCTCGAAGCGTACAAGAAGAAAATCATCGAGGAAGCC